CTACGTGTAGACGGCGACGAGCACGGCGTCGCCGGGGTTCGCGTCATCGAAGAAGACCAGGGCGCAGCGCCGCCCGGCCGTCATCTCCCCCTGCGGAATGCCGCGGTTCACGGGCACGCCGGCCAGCCAGACGGCCAGGCTGCCCGCCACCTGCACCGTGGCCGTATACGACCCGGCGTCGAAAGACTTGACTATCCCCTGACGGAGGTTCATCTCCTGCCCCTCAGACGGCTCCCAGCCGCAGCCCCATCTCGTAGGCAGCGGTGGGCCTGTCCCTTACGTAGCGGAGGCTCATCGTTTGCACCCGCCGTCGGGCCCCCGAGAGCCCCGCCCTCGCGTCGGTGACCTCCAGCACGTCGTAGAGCTCCTGGCCACAGTTGACCGGCACCAGCAGCTCGTTATCGCTGGCCTGCATCTCCCCATGGCGCAGGAGAGCGTCGGCGCGGTCCTGGGCGGCGGCTGTCGAGGTGAGGTTGCGGTCGTGGACCTGATGGAGCCGGTCGTAGATATCGCCCACGCTGGTCCAGTCGAAGTCTTCCACCATCAGGTCTTGCCCGAAGACCTGGACGCGGTTGAGGGAGGCGGAGCGGGAGCCGTAGCGACCCGCCAGGATGACGTGCTTGACGCCGTACTCGTAGTCGGTGGCCTGAGCGGCGGTGGGGTTGACGAGGTAGCCGTGAAAGCCCGAGATGAGCAGTACGTCCGGTACCATCGCCAGGAGGCGGCCGACGGCGGCCTTGCCGCTCTCGGCGGGCTGGACGGTGAAGGCGGGCGAGAGGCTGGTGACGACGGTGCTGGCGCTGAGAGCGCCGAATCCCAGGCCGGCGCGTCCCAGGATGAATCGCAGCAGCGCGTACACCGTGCTCTCGCCGGCGTCCCAGGCGAACTGTCGCCGTGCCCGCCAGTTCTCGAGCAGCGCCCAGGCGTCACTGGCGTAGAGGACGAAGAGGGCCCGCCCGTGCCCGCCTGCCTGCCTGCCGGACAGGCCGGCCGAACGAGCAGGCCCGTTCACGTAGTCCCAGCCGTCTATCCAGTACTGGGGTCCCGGCGAGACCACGGGCCCGGAGGCGGTGACGTAGCCGGCATTGAAGTCCACCTGCGAGCCGCGCCGGATGGCGGCGTAGGGGCCGCCTGAGAGGTCGTTGTAGCGGCCGTCGTCGTTGCGGAGGACGACTCGCAGGCGTCCTTCTTGGGCCCGTGTCTCCACATGTGCCTCCAGCGTGTCCTCGCCGAGTTCCAGGACGGGCGCGGCGAGGCTGGCCTGCCACACGCCCGACGGCGTCGAGAGCCAGCCGGAGCCCGAGCCCGCCGCCGCCGCCAGGCCGAAATCGCCCTCCACGTCCATGGCGACGGGCTCCCGCCATGTGTTGGCCACGAAATCCTGTCCCGGCGCCAGGTGGCTCCAGTGGGCGCGGCTGTAGGCCTGGCTCCCCGTGTACTTTTCGACGAAGAAGAGCCGGTAGGGGCCCATAACGGCTAGGGAAGGCGCCCGGAACGTCACGCTGGAGCCGGCGCTGGCCAGCATCAGCTCCATGAGGGGCGACCAGGTGTCAAGGGCCTGGCTGTAGCCGTCGCCGTAGATGACGGTCCACAGCCCGTCGTCGCCGCCCGACTGGCTGCCGGCCACGGCTACGTCGAAGTCCGCATAGTAGTAGCAGGCCAGCCCGCTCACCGAAGCCAGGCTGTGGCTCCAGGCCGTCGGCGAACCCCACGCGCCGCTCACTCGCTTCACGCTGTAGACCGTCGACCCCACCGAGTAGACCAGGAGGGCCGTGCCGTCGCTCTTGAGGGCGGCGGCCATCCAGGTCACGGCTCCGGACGCCGTGGCCACCGTCACCGGCGAGCCGAAGGTCGCTCCGCTGTCGTCGCTTTCCCGCACCTGGATGGTGACGCCGTTGGTGTGGACCGAGAAGAGCAGGACGCTGCTGCCCTCGGTCGCGAGGGCCAGGCCCGCCGACGCCGACACGGAAGCCAGGACTGTCCAGGAGGAGAAGTCGCTGCCCGGCCCGGGGTTGGCCACCCGCTGGAAGTAGAGCTGGCCGCCTGTGCTCCGCGTCCGCAGCAGCGACCCGTCGGAGGGGACGGCGACAGTGTGGTGAGAGTCCGGCTCGCCGCCGGTGTAAAGCCTTTCCCAGCGCAGCCGGACCGTGTGGGCGATGCGCTCGCTCACACGGATCAGCAGATAGGGCACAGCGGAGGCGCTTCTCTGGGCAGCCAGCAGGTTGCTGCTCAACGTGCGCACGGGGCTAGGGCTCCCAGGGCGTCGAACGCAGGTCGGCGGGGGCGGCCGGTCGATAGAGGCGCCGCACACGTACACCGGCCCGCCGCCCGTGACGGGCCAGCTCGCGGGCGAAGGCGGCCAGGCGCTCCTGTCCCCACACCAGGTACTGCCGCCACACGTCGGGGCCGCCCACGTTGACGCGGTTGGTGGCGAAGGTAGCCCACTCCAGGGCGGCGTAGGCGGCCGCCCCGGTGGCGATCACGTCCTCCAGCGACGCCGGGATGGTGGAGGTGGTGGCGTCCAGAGTGTGGAGCTTGCCGTAGTAGACATCGACCTCCTGGGCCGCCAGGGGCGTCGCGTCGACCAGGAGGGTGAGCGTGTTCCCCCAGATGGAGAAAGGCGTGTAGGAGGGCGGATACTGGCCCACCGGGTACTCGACGGCCTCGACGACCACCAGGCCCGTGAGCGAGGCCAGCGAGAGGTCACGGCTGCCCTCCGTGGTGGTGAGGGGGGCCTTGCTCTCCAACGCCGCCACCAGGCTGAGCTCCTTCACGGCCCGCACGATGTGCCGGTCGATCTCGTCGTCTGTCCAGCGGTAGTTGGAGGCGTCTTCGTCGTGCAGGTCGCGCCGCACCAGGGCGCGCATCGCAGTCAGGTCCATCGTCTATTCTCCCGACTTACTTCTCTGGCCGGTCCGCCGGACGGCCGGGCTTCTCGCCGGGCACCGCGTCCGGCGTTATCTCCTTACCCTCCCGCAGCGCCTCCAGGAGGGCGGCCTGAGCCCCCGCGACCACGATCTTCGACTCGGGGCCGCGCAGGGGCACGCCGTCGCACAGCGCCAGCAGGGCCTGGATCATCTCCGGACTGAGCTCCACGTTCATCGTCTACACCAGCACCATCACCTTGTCGCCCGCTCCCAGGCTGTTGCCCGCCTTCCATTGGACACGTCGCAGCGTCGACGCCTCTTTCAGGTACAGATTCGTCAGGTTCGCGCCCGGATCGCCCCCGCCCGCCAGCCGCAGGTAAGGTGTCGACGGCCCTATCTCCAGCAGCCGGATCGTGGTCCCCGTGAAGTCCTCCACACGCACTCCGTAGACCGTATTGACGGCCTGGTTGACGCTGTAGATGTGAAGGCCGTAGAAGCTGGCGGGGACCGGGCCCTCGTACGAGGCGTAGACCTCGAGGCCCGCCGAGCTGGCGATGGCACCCGCACCAGAGTAGGAGCGCATCTCCACCCGCAGCCCGTGAAGCCAGTTGAGCGTCCCGCTCCCGCGCTGTGCGGCGATGAACAGCAGGCCGAGGACGTAGGAGCCGTTGGCCGCGCCCGTGTAGTCCACTTCGCCGGAAAGCCCGTAGCCGAAGCCCTGGACGGTGGTGTTCACGTCCAGGTGCGCGCGGATAGCCGCGCCGTGGGTGTAGATCGAGACGTCGCCGCTCTGGTGGCTCACCCGCAAGGCTTGGCGAGCCGAAGCGTCGATCGACGCCAGGCTCCCAACAGCCGCCACACCGCTCACGTCCAGGTCCCCGCCCACGGCCAGCACCCCCGCCGAAGGACTGCTGAGCGCCTCCTGGCCGATGCTGATGCCGGCGGCGGGAAAGCCCCACAGGCCCGTCACTGTCTCCGAGGCCGCCAGGCGGGCGTACACGTCGCCGTCCAGCAGGTCGCTCTCCCGGTGGGAGTGAGGGGCCAGCAGGGCCCCGGCAAGACGCAGGGTGTCAGGCATGGCGCGCTCCTAGCTCGGCGTGGCGTAGACGCTGAGGGCGAGGGCCGTCGCGGTGGCCGAGACGACCTTGAGGAACACCGTCGCTCCCCGAACCTCCACCTCCAGCGATGGCACCGGGTTCTCCGTCAGCTCCGAAGCCGTGAACTCCCGCTCCGCGCCCCGGAAGTAGCGGTCGGCGGCGGCGTTCCAGTGCAGCAGTTGTACGCGGAGGGCCGTCAGGTCCGTGCTCCCCGTCGTATCGAGGTCGAATCGAACGCGGCGGTAGCCGGCGCAGTCCACGCCGGCCGCCGCCGCCGTCGGGTCCGATGCGTCGGGGGCCGTAAGGCTGTCCCGGTGGAGGAGGGTGCTCCCTTCCTCGTACACGGGCGCCTTGGGCACGCCCCTGGTATCGATTCGGACGTCTACCACTGTCCGCTCACCTCTCCGCCCCAGGAACTGGGAACCGGGGAGCGGAAACTCGCCCGCCCGGCCCCCAGTTCCTAGTTCCCAGTTCCTTCTTCCCGCCTACGGCCTGACGCCGTTGAGCCTGGCCAGCTTCAGGGTGTTGAAAAGGGCCAGGGAGACGTACCACTTGACGCGGGTGCGGGTGGCGTCCTTGCTCTCGAGGCTGCCGACCCGCTCCACGGCGAGACCGCCCGGCGCCGTCAGGCCGGACAGGGCGCCTTCGCCGAACTGCATGGTGTAGATAGTGGAGCAGTCGCTGCTGCTCCCCTGGGTCTGGTCGTCCGCGACGTAGTCGGAGACGCCGATGGGGACGCCGTCGTAGTACTGGACCATCTGCCCGAACTCGTTGCGGTCTGTCTCCAGGAAGGCGCCCGAGGTGCGGGCCAGGCCGTTCAGCGTGCGACGGCTGCGCTTGCTCATGAGCAGGAGCTGCGGCTTGCCGCCCTTGATGGTGTCCACCAGCTCGTCCAGCTTGTCCAGGGTGAGGGTGCCGCCGTTGACGCCCATGCTCACCGTCTGCCCCGATACGCACAGCTCGTCGATGCCGTCGAAGGCCTTGGGGTCGCCGCTGGTGTCGCCGTTGACGAAGGTGTCCTCGAACTTCTGCTGGAGGGCCTTCGCCTTGAGCTGGACGATGGCCGCCTCCAGGTCCTGGAGGTTGCTGCGCGTGGCCATCAGGAAGTTGTCGATGTCGGCGTCGCCGCCCAGGATCTTGAGCGTGGCCGTGATCTGCGTGAAGGTGGGCGTGCTCTCCGTCCAGGTGTCGCCGACGTCGTAGAAGGCCGCCGTGGCGGCCGCGTTCTCCCGGTTGTAGGTGAGCCCGTTGCCCACGATCTCGATGAAGGGCAGGACCTGGAGCACCGGGCTGTCCTGGATCACCGTCTCGATGACGCCCGTGAGCAGGACGTCGTTAGAGAGCTTGGATGCTTCCGCCAGTGTGAGTGCCATTGCTTACCTCCCCGGGGCCGCTGCCCCGCCCGAAATCAGGGGACACGGAACCTGGCCGGTCGGCCCTGCGCCTCTCGTCCCTTCTCTCGCTCCCTCGCCCCCTGTCCCTCGTCTCTTGTTCCCAGTTCCTAGTTCCCCGTCCCCTGTGCCAGCCCCAGCCTGATCTTGTCCTCCGGCGTCAGCGCCGAGAGGTTCGGCGCCTGCCGCGGCGGCGCGCCCGCCGGCACCCGGCCCGACTGCGCCTGCGACTCCAGGTGCTGTCGGATCTGCGACACCGTCTGCCGGGCCGCCGCCAGCGACGCCTCCACCTCCTCCACCGACTCGCCCGCCACCATCTCCGCCGGCACCTCCGGCGACGCGCTGAGGAGCGCCTCGCGGTAGCGGACCGCCGCCTGCGTCACCTGCTCCCGCGCCGTCGAGAGCTCGCCCTCCAGCCCGCCGATGCGCTCCTGGTGAGCGGTGGCCTGCTCCTCTGCGCCGGCGAGGGCCTGGTGTGCCCCCTCCAGCTCGCGACGGAGCCCGACGTTCTGCTCCTCCAGGTGGGCGGCGCGGGCCTCGCCGTCGGCGGCCGTGGCCTGGAGGCGTTCCACCTCGGCCTGGGCCTCGGCCAGCCGCTCCTGTGTTTCCAAGAGCTCCTCTTCGCTCATGGACTCCTCCTCCTTGTCGAAAGGGGCCCCGCCCTCGGGCTCGACTGCCTGACATCAGCCAGACTTGACAGGGCAGAGAATAGAAGATATGTTCTACAGGGTCAATGGGGATGTGTCACCGGGGGCGGGGTGACGCCGCGGGCTCCAAAGGGCGTGGGCTTCACGTATCGCGCGATAACTGGTATAGTTCCGCCGGAGCGAGAGGAGCGCCGCCGTGGGACACCAGGTCAGGGAGCGCAAGTCTGCGTTTATCCACCTCAACGATACCGGGAAGCCGGGAATCGTTTGCGGCCCGTTTCACGTGGTTAGCTACTACATAGGCTGCCCGTACGGGTGCACCTACTGCTACCTGCAGGCCACTTTTCGGGGCAGAGTCGATCCTGTCATCTACACGAACCGCGAGAAGCTCCTGGTCGAATTGGACGAGTGGCTGGCGCAGCCCGGCGAGCTCAGACTCAACGCCGGAGAGCTAGAGGACTCGCTGGCCCTCGATGGCGTCATCCCGCTGGTCGATGACCTGGTGCCGAGGTTTGCCGCGCAGAACCGACACAAGCTGCTTCTGGTCACCAAGTCGACGAACATCCAGAATCTTCTCAAGTGGGATCCCCAGGGCCAGGTGATCGTGGCCTTCTCCGTCAACGCCCCTTCCGTCTCGGAGCGCTACGAGCTGGGGACGCCCCACCCGCTCCGCCGTGTGGAGGCTGCAGCCCAAGTCAAGGACGCCGGCTACTATGTCACGCTGCGCCTGGACCCCATGATCCCCATCGATGGCTGGGGGGAGGAGTATCCACAGCTCATCGAGGCTGTCTATCGCGTGTTCCAGCCGGAGCAGTGGACGCTGGGGAGCCTACGCTACTTCCCGGCGCTGCCGGGCTGGACGCGGCGCGTGGGCAGAGACACGTCCATCTACGCCTTCAGCGGCGAGCGGTCGGCGGAGGACGGGCGCAAGCGCATCCTCCTCGAGACGCGCGCCGCGATGTACAAGGCTGCCATAGAGGCCATACGCGGCCACGACCCCAACGTGCCGGTACGCCCCTGCAAGGAAACGGTCGGGTTGTACCGCCAGTTAGGACTGCAGGCGAACGGGTGCTGCTACGGACAGGCCGTCAATGGTCAGAACCCGTCGCCCTAGTATCCCTCGCCCAATTCGCGCATGGACCGCTCGCAAGCTTGAGTACCTTGATGCGTACCTTCAGGCATATGTTGTGGCTACTAAGGCCTCGGGGGAGCGCTACTACGTAGACGGATTCGCTGGGTGTGGAGACTGCGTTCTCCAAGAGACGGGGCTCTCGGTCGCGGGCTCGGCCTGGCGGGCATTGGCCGCTAACCCTCCATTCACCCGTTACTACTTCGTGGAGAAGGACGCGCCCTCGGCCACGCACCTGCGGCGCCGTATCGGGCAGCGGTCTGACGCTGATGTCCTTACGGGCGACTGCAACGTGATCATCCCACGTGAAGTACTGCCGAACCTGCCCACACGCGCCCCGTCGTTTGCGTTTCTAGACCCCTCCGGCATTCAGCTGGACTGGGATACTGTGCGCGCTCTCGCTCGTCATCGGGTGGGCGGACAAAGGATGGAACTCCTTATTCTCTACCCCTACGACATGGCCATCGCGTTCGAGTTGCCGATCAGTCGTTTGCGCGAGAGGCTGACGCGCTTCTTCGGAGACACGGGATGGGACGCTGAGTACCAAGCCAGCCTCCGTATGGCTGAATCGGCCGACCAGCGCCGGGAGCGGTTCACTCGCCTCTACGTCGGAAACCTTAAGGGCTTGGGGTACCGATACGTGGTGCCATACGGCCCCTTGAAGGATCACAACAGGTCAAAGTATTCAGTCATATTCGCCAGTGACAACAACGTGGGACTTAAGATCATGGAAGACGTGTGGTCCAAACCAAGATACGTCCCTGGCGAGATGTTCTACCGCCCCATTAGGCGACCGAAGGCTGGTGCTTCCGTCTCTTGGTCACCCCCTTGATAACCCCCCGTTCCCCACCCCGATCTGGGACCACATTCATACAGTCCACATGCACAAGGGGACCTCTACTATCCTACTCCCTCCCCACCGCCGGTCTCGGCGACGAGCCGTTCTGGCTGAGCGTCCCCTGCTCCTCCAGCCAGCGACGGAACTCGCCCTCCGGGTCCTCCACCCCCAGCTCGTCGGCCGCCCGGCGACGGCTGTGGATGCCCGCCGCCACCAGCGTCCGCTCGTCGGCGACCAGCCGGCTGCGGTCCTGCGGCAGCACCGGCCCCCAGACGATGCGCGTCCGGTAGGGCGCGTAGGAGACGCCCGTCTGCTGCTCCAGCAGGCGCAGGATGAGCTCGTTGCGGCGCTTGTAGGCCGCCGTGCGGACGAGCCGCTTGCGCTGCACCTTCTTCAGCAGCGGGTCCAGCTCCACGTTCAGCGCCACCCCCGACAGGTTCTGCCGGGTATCGCCGAAGGCCGTCCGCGGCGACTCGCCCAGGTCGTGCAACGTGCGGTAGATGAGGTCGATGAAGTCGATGTGCAGCTTGATGCCGCCTCCCTGGAGGAGGTCCAGCAGGTAGGCCCGCGCCCGCTCCGGCAGCTCCCACACCGCCCCCGGCTGCACGGCGATGTCCTGCGACTCGCTTACGTTCTCCAGCACGGCGATCGGGTTCCCCGAGAGCTCCAGGATCATCGATAGCTGCGAGAGGGCGCGGTTCAGCTCCCGCACCGACTCCTTGACGGCCGGCAGGTCGGAGACGCCCCAGCGCGTCTACGGTCTGCCGCGCTCCCAACAGGGGTCGGCTCCATGAAGCCACGAATCTCCGCCTGCCCGTCCGTCCGTACCACGATCCGAAGCCGGAGCCGCTGTATGAGGTCGGCCATCGCCTCCTCCCGTAGCTCTAGGTCGCTGTCCGGGTCATCATCGTCCAGCCAAGTTATCACGTCGTGGGGCGAGACGACGGTTACGTGGAGGAGCCCCTCGTCTATGGCCGCCCGGATACCGTCGAGGGATTCCTCCACTTGTCGCAATTCCCGCTCGATGGTCCCAAGGTCACTGCGCCGGTTACGAGCGGCGTCGCGCTGCTTCTCCAGCGCCTTGACCTCCTGTTCGTAGCGCTCAGGGGACAGCCTGCCGCGCCGCAAGTCCACGGTGAACTCATCGATCATGCCCTGGAGCCGAGCGATCTCCTCCTCGCAGGGAACTAGGCGGGCCTGCAGCGCGGCCTGGCGGCCCTCCAGGTCGGCGATGTAGTCGGCCACGGCCTGCCGCCGTGCGTCGGGGTCTTTCAGCAGGTGACGTAGCGCCTGTGCGACCTGCTTCTCGATCTCGTTTGCCGGGAGCGGTGGGCAGTTGCAGAGGGTACCGTCACCGCGATGCCTGCGTGCCAGCCTGCCCAGGCAGCGGTAGACGCGGCGCTGCGTGTTGCCGTCCGGCTTGCATCGATAGAGGTGGCCGCACGCCTCGCTCCAGATCAGCCCCTGGAGGGGCCAGCCCATGCGGGTCCTCGGCCCGGCGTAGTTCCGGTTGTGGCGCATCCGATCCTGTATGGCATCGAACTCGTCTTTGCTGATGAGGGCCGGTACCGGCACGATGATGGGGTTGACCAGGCGGGTCTTCGGGTTCTTGCGGGGCTTCTTGCCGCCGAAGTGGTGGACGCCGTAGAGGACGGGGTTCCGCAGGATATTGAGTACCGAGGCCCCGTTCCAGTGCGTCCGCGCGCGGTTCTTCTTCCATTGGGCACTGACGGCGCTGGGCGGTGGCACGTGGTCACGGGTGAGGATGTTGGCGATCTGCTCGCTCCCCTGGCCTTCGTTGTACAGCGCCAGGATGCGCCGGACCGTCTTGACCCCCTCCTCCCTTAGCTCGAACTTGCCGGAAGTTATCACCCCGCCTCCCTCCTTCTTCACCGGGGCGATCCACCGGAGCCAGAACGGGAGGGCACCACCGGCGAACTCACCACGCCGGGCATGGCCCTCTCTGCCGACCTTCATGTTCTCTATCAGGCTCTTGTAGTCTTCGGATGCCTGTGAGCCAGTCACGGCGCTCACGACCGTGGCGTAGCGGCCCTCGCGCGGCGGCTCGTTCTCGGTGAACCGGATGCCGTCCCCGTGCTGGAGGCTCTTTCGGAGCCAGTAGGAGAAGTCGACACCGTCTAGCCCGGCGCAGAACCGCGTGGGCTCCCAGAACACCAGGGCATCGACCTCGCCCGCGACCAGCCTGTCCCATGCGCTCCAGAAGAGGGGGCGTCCCTCACGCTGCAGCGGGTCAAGCTCGTCAGCGCGGGAGACCGTCTCGTGGAGCACCTCGACGACCTCGTAGTCGTTGGTGCTGCACCAGGCGCGTATCCGGTCCGCCTGTTCGGGGCCGGAGACCCTGTCGCCCGCGCGCTGCCGCCGAGTTGATAATCGGACGATCCCCAGGGCGCGTTTCATGACCATCACCTCCTCGTCCTTAGTGTCGGCCCACAGGTGCGCTTCCTGGAGGGCGTCTTGGGGCGATGCGCGCCCCTACCCATAACGCCCCGGCCGGACGGACGTTACATCGGACGGGGGCCGGACGGGTAGGGGCTCTTGAGCCAGCGAAGCGTCGCTCCCTTGTCGAATCGATTCGAGATCGGTAGGATGTGTGCACATCTGCTTGTAGGGGTGAGATTAGCTGCCGTGCCAAACGTGCTTCTATTCGGCGGATCGCAGGCGCTCTTCGAAATGCTCAACGCTGACTCGCGGTGGAAGGTTCTGCGTGTGGTGCACAGTGACGATGATGAATCTTCGCGGGACATCCTAGGTGATCCGAGACAGTGGCATCTCGTGATCGACGACTGCCCGCATTCTGAACCGTCTGCTACCGAGAACTCAGAGCAGCCCGTCAGGGTTTCGGAGGACTATCTGAACGAGATGACGCGCGCCCACGGGGTGACGATTGGGGCAGGTGTCTATGTCCCCACGTTCAGCGGGCGGGGACAGACACTGGAAGACCATTTGGAGGTGATCTCCTACACTTCGCGTGGTGCCTACGACCTAGAGTTCAACCAGACGAAATCAGCAGAGGCCAGCCATCTGGTGGACTTCGTTGACAAGTTCGAGGGCGCTTTCATGAGAGAGCATCTGACTCTTAAGCTATCCATGCACAGCCCAGAGGTGCTGTTCCAAGACTATTATCGCGACCCGCTCGTGGCCATACGGCGATACTTCATACCGTGGCTCCACACGATTGACATAGCCGACGACAACACCCGGCTGGAGGCCTACGAGTACCTGTGCCGTCGAACAGTCCCTAAGCTCTGGCCGGAGGTCTACTCAGATCAGTTCCGCCCTGCGAAGGTCAGAGTGCTCGAAGGCAAGCGCGAGCGGATCATCGCTGAGCGACGGCAGCAGGTTGACGAGATCGACGCAGCGATCGACGAGGAATTGCGCTTCTTCGCGGTCTATGCTCCTCTGACGGAACTGAGCGGCGACCCGCTGAAGCTGCTCGTCAAGAAGGCGTTCGAGGAGGTGTTCGGCTGCGGCGTGATTGACCTCGATGAAGAGGTGGAGGAGGGAGAGTCCAAGACGCTGGACCTCCTCGTCCAGCGTCCGGGCTGGACTGCCTTCGTCGAGGTTCGGTCATCGCTCAACCGTGGTGCAAGCAAGGACGACATAGAGCGGATGGAGGAGCACCACGGGGCCGTGGCTGCCAAGCACGGGGAGCCGAATGCAAAGGTCTTCGTGTTCAACGGCATGTTCCGAAGGGAACCGGAGAAGCGCACAGAAAAGGACCTCTTCAGCCGCGACGTTATTGCGGAGGCACAATCCAGCGGCGTGACCCTTTTCTCCACCATACGTCTCCTTCAAGCCATTGAGGCGCGGCGGAACAGCGAGATAAACGACGAGCAGTTCATCAGGGCGCTAAGTCGCCCAGGTCTCTTTGCGCCCCCTGCCAAGACGAGTTGACAGTACCCCGCAGCGCCCCGTCTGCTAAGATACTGCTGCCATCATGGACAGCGAGTGGGCACGCGACGCGGCGCGTGTTGCATTGGACGGGGCAGGGGTAGGGTCCCCAATAGGCAACCTGAAGGGGCGTCAGTGACTCTGCTGTGGGGATTCTGCTCTCTAGGACTGCCGACGGCTGCGCCTCACCCCAACTTGTTGAGGTCGATTTCGAGCCCCGCCGCCCTCATCTCCTTCGCCAGGGCGAGCTTCCAGGCTCCTGCCTGATCAATGGGGACGTACCCAACGCCGTGGAAGTCGGATGGCATGTCTAGCCCTTCCGCCATCAGCACGCACACGTTCTCGCGGCCTAGAACGCCTATGAAGTAGCCGAGTTCCAGCACGACATTCTGCCTGGGACGAGGCCTCAAGGCCTCGCCGTCATTGGCCCGTCCGACGTCGTCCGCCGTGCAAAGGATGACCGCGTATTCTACGTTGCGGTGCTGCTCCAGCTTCTCAATGAGAGTACGGCCGAGGTGCGCCCGCTCCATCAGGATAACGGGTTCGGTGCCCACACTCTCCAGGAATCGTGCAACCTCGCTCCGAATGGCCGTCTCGTGACCGTGAACGATGAACGCCTTTGCTGGCGGCGATTCAGTGGTCTCCTGCGACTCCAGTTCTGCCGAGGCCACAGCGGGAGCATCCGTACCGAACAAGAGCTCAGACGTATAATCAGTCCCCTCACGGAACGGCAGAAGTCGGCGATTGGTGGCCAAGTCGACGATCCCGCTTGCGCTCGTCTCGGCCCTATGCCTGGCAGCGTACTGGCTCTGGCTGTCGGGCGTCTGCACGATCCGAATCTTGGTTACCTGGTCGGGGCTCCTCACGATAACCCCCGCCACATTGAAAGGAGTACGCTTGCGCCAGGGTTCGACTATCTGATCTCGGATTTGAGCAGCCGCGAGGTCGTTGACAATCCCATCGGCATCTTCTTTAGAGCCGCGAAGAAGCACGTAACAGTGCCAATACTGGTCGGGGTACTTCGAGACATCCACAGCCCAGAGTATACCACCACCACACCGCCCCGTCTGCTAGAATACGCCCGCCATCATGGACAGCGAGTGGGTAGGCCGCGCAGGGATACTGGCTGAGGCCGTGTCATTCATCCTCATCGCGCCGGAGATCATTGGCGTCGAACGCATGAGGGGTCTGGAAGAGAGGCTCGAACGCTTGCCGCTCAGCCAGAATAGAGTGTCGTTCCGCTATTCGCCGCCGCTACTGCTCGTTTTCGTTGGAGGTCCAGTGTTCCTGATTATGGGGCTAATTAGAGAGCACCAGCAAATGTCTTCCTTGTCACAGTTGCTCTACCTCATCCCAGCATGGTTTAGCGTCCTTCTTCTTGCGCTGTTTGCGGTGCTCTTGTTGTGGGTCCTAGCTGTGGGAGCAGTGGCAAATCTTAGCGACTTCCTGCAAAAGGGGGATGATCGTCTTCGCGCCCTCGTGTTCGGCACCGGCCTCGTTCTGCTGTTCGGGGGGCTGGGCGCTCAGTTCTACGGCAGCTTCTGAAGGGCCGAGGGCCGCATCCTTGCGGCCCCCTTTGCGCCTGCCGCTGCTCCGGGCGCTGCGCTATTCCTGGGCTGGCTCCGGCTCCGCTTCCGGCGTGGGCGGGCGGGCCTGCTTGGTGCGCTTGCGTGCCTTGGCCTTGTGGGGGGTCCGCGTCGGGGCCGGGGGCTCCTCGGCGGGGGCGTCGCGGAACCAGGCCCAGCCGTTGATGGCGTGGCCGGTGATCTTCATCCCTGCCGCTGAGAGCGTCTTGAAGGTGCCGACGCCCTCCACCGCGATCTGGTGATCGTCCTGTATGACCGCCGCGTAGTCCTTGCCCTTGTACCGAGCGACGAACCGGCGGCCGGGGCGTAGCTCCCTGTCGGTGATCGCCCCTTGCCCTGGCTTGCGCGCCGCCCGATCGAGATCTCGCGCCTTCTCGCTGAGCATGCGCACTGTGGGGTCCCCATCGTTGGCGGCGCTGAGGGCCGCCTCCGGGCTGTCGGCTTCGATGGACTCCCAGACGAACTCGACGCGCTTGATAACCTTGAACCTCATCTGTGGTACCTCCTTCAGTCTGGCCGGGCCAGGTGGCCTCGGCGTCAGTTTCATCATCGTCTCGTTGGCGCGAAACCTGACGCCGCCCGCCACCACGATATATCAACGGGGCGGTAACGTCCAGGGGCCGGTGGCCTTAAACCACACCAGGGAGCCCCAAAAACGCCCAGAATCGCGGCAGAGGCCCCCGTGGGGCCGGAATCACACGGGGGCGCGCACCTTCCATCCGACGGAACCTGCGCAGCCAGGATGGGCAAGGCCCCCTGCGGATAAGGGGGCCTTTACCTCTGCGCTGGGCGGCCTGCGAGAGCGCCCAGCTATGCTGCGGCTTCGCGATCAACCGTTGAGAGGTACAAACAACGAGGTCAGCGTTGCCGCATTATGGGGCCGGGCCATGCTCGACGCCCATGTGACGAGCGCGGCCCGGAACTCCTAACGGGATGCCACCTTCCGCTTTAGCGAACGGGTAGCCTGAGTCACCCAGGCCGTCTGATTGGCCGGGATGCCAACGATCGAAGCCTCTAGGGGCTGTACGGACACGATCTCACTGATGCGCTCACCGTCCTCGTCCACGGGCCGGTGCGCAAGTACAATCACGCCAACTGAGATGCCCATGCGGACGCCATCGGCGATCTGCTCCATGATGGCGGCGGCGCGGGGGTTGCTGGCGGCGACGTCGATCGAGATATGAAGCTCGACCAGCTTACCGTGCTCCACCAGGCGGGCGGAGCGGATCACCCCGAAAATATCTTCGGGCGGAATATAGCGATGACCGATGAAGCTGGTCATGCCGACAAACTTTGAGGCCATCTGTTTGAGGGAACTCAGAGTAAAGCGGTCCCCCTCTAGGTCGATCGCCGTGCTGGAGGCGATGCCGGTCACGACGGGCCGGTCGCCCGCGCTCTTTACCTTCAGCGGCCCAGCGAAGACCTGGAAGTCAGGCGTAACCGTCTTCTTGGTGCGGGGGGCAAAGGTCTGGCCCCGGCGGGCGGGCAACCCACCGGCCAGGAGCTTGCGGGCGTACCCTACGGGATCGCTGTTGGCCTGGCCCTGTTCCTTGCGGCTGCCAGTAACGAGCAGCTTCATCCGAGAGGAAACATCCCGCAACGCGAGGTCCAGTTCGCCCTGGATCTCCGGCGGACAGCCCTTCACCATGTCAGCCAAGCCAGTAACGAGCGGAGCATAGCTGCGGGGGTCAGGGAAGGCCCGTCGGGATGCCCCGGTGATTTTACTGGACAGGCTGCGCAGGGCAGCGCGGAACGCCAGAAGGCGGGTGCGATACGCCTGCTGGTCGGGGCCGGTCGTCTCCCGTAGCAGGAGTTCGTGTAGGCTTGGTTCGGTACGGCTGAAAAGACTCTTGGTGGTCATTGGGGTTGCTCCTTAGCTAGTCGTCGACGCCCGTGCTGAAGGCAACCGCCGCCTCCGGGTGCAGTGATTCAGGGTAGGCCCTGGCCAGCGGCCCGCTGAGGTCGTCGTCGAGTTCTATGGTGATAAACGGGGTTGAGTAGTTCTCGGCCCTAAAATTGCGGAGCCAGCCACGTATCTCTGCCGACCAGCGCGTTGACGCGAAGGCGGGCAGTTCCGTGGCCAAGTGACCAGCATCCCCCCAGGCTTTCATCGCTGTTGTCAGGCGGGCGGTGGCGTCGGTATTGGCCTTGCGCAGCACGAGCAACGCAGCCAGAAGCTCACGGAAGTTTTCCTCGGCCTCGTACATGGCTTCGTCGCGCATGGTTAGAGCGTGGGCGAGCGGTGCCAACGTCTTTTGGAACGCCGCAACGCGGGGCGGGGCCTGAGTGATGGCGAACTCGATGCTAGACAGGGCGCGGCGTTGCACGCCCAGCTTCGCTTCCAGCCGGGGCAGCTTCTCAAGAGCGGTCTCTTCTACCAGGGCAAGGGCGGTGGCCCCCCTCGGCACCGCCTGGAGGCGACCGTGGGCAATATCCTGCTCACGGGCCAGGTCGCGTTCGGTGGTGGCGATGTCCGCGAGCAGTTGATCGCGATCGCTTGTTAGCTTCTTCTCCCAGGTACTTAGTTCGGCCACGATGGTTACTCCTTCTTGCAAGTTGGGCAGCTATTCACATCGCCCAGGCCGCCGTGGGGCCAACAGGCGTCGTGTAAGAGCCAATATTCGGCATCGGTACAAGGGGGTGCGCCCGGTCGCTTCGGCCGGTGGCGTTCCCACAGGAGATCGCGACGGGCCTCGCGGCGGTGGCGCTCGCTGGTCGCGTCGATAACGGCCCGCTGGTGCGCAGGGCTGGTGATACCGAGCGGTGCGACGGGTACGGCCAGCGGTAGCCAGGCACGGCCTTCGGGCCAACCTTTGACGGCGGGGTAGGTACGGGCCAGTCTGTCGGCGGTTTGGGGGGCCATGACGTCCTGCTGGCGGCGACCGTCTCGGCCCGGCGTGTAGGTGGGGCCGGTGCCATCGCCAGAGCCAAAGCTGAAGTCAGCGGTCGACCGGAGATCCATTTTGAGCGCTTCAGCGCAACCCATGAGTGCCAGGCTCAACGCAACGGCTGCATCTATCAGGACTCCCTTGGTAGACTTCCGCAAGCGGTAGCCATCCTCCAGTTTCTCTATGTCGACGGCGTTGAGGTGCCCGGCCAGGTCAAGCGCGTCCGGGTATAGGTCGATGCGCCGCTGCTGGAAGGCGGAGAGCAGGACCTGCACCTGGCGACTCTGATTGATGACGGTCTGGGTTATGGGTATAGCGTGACCGCCAAACTCTTGTCCCAACTGGACACATTGATCGGGGTCGAAGCAAAGAAGCTGAACGCCCAGGTCGCGATGAACCTCCTCCAGCCACTCCGCGATATCGGGCAGCCAAACCTGGTTGCCCGGCGAAGGAACCCACAGCTTGTGACGCAGCAAACGGTAGCGCCCGGTCTCGGTGTCCAGGCCGACCACGCAACAAGCGGAGGCGTCTCTGAGGGTTCCGATATCCAGGCCCGCCGCCGTTACCATAGTGGGGGGAAGGCTTTCATCGTATCCGTATGGCTGGAGCGTGGTATCGAACGCGGCCTCTACGTCTGCGTGGGCCAGGGCCTTCGCCTGTGCCTCGGCGAACCTGTTGCGGACCTGGCGCTCGAACGTTTCCGGACTCAGGCGATCACGCTGATCCTGTACCCATTCCTGAGTCTGCCAGCGCATACGTAGCGCCTCATCGTATGCCAGAAAAAAGCGGGAACGCGCCTTCGTTACCAGCCCCTTTAGGGGAGGGCCGTCCATAGTGATGGCCCGCCCGGTCATGCCTCTGTCAAACAGCCGCGACAACAGGCTCCCGGTATAGCCTGCATGCGAAGTGATCAACCTAAAGGCGTTTGGCTGAGAGGGGTCTGGAGAAAGCTCTTCGTAGACGCGTGTTAAGGTGGCATCACCATCAACTTGCCAAACCTCATCCTGCGAGACCATCGTGGGCCGCCCACCGGAGATGCGCTTTGGGTTACAGGGCAGGGCCACGATCGTCGACCCATCCGCGATCTTGACGGTATCCGCCCGGACCCGACAGGCCCCGGCCAGCCTGGGGTTACGTGCAATGGCGGCGACAATATCGGCGTAGACCTGCTCCTGGGCCTGCTCATGCGAGTTCGCTACGATGAGAACCCGGCGCGGCCCGCGCTCCCAGGTGAAGCCTACCCAGAGACAGACCCCGGCGGCAATCGCTGTCTTCCCAGATTTTTTTGGAAACAGGTACAGAACCTCGCTGTATGGTAGCCGTCCACCTTCGCCCGGCGTAAAGCAGTGACGCAATAGCACCTTCTGGTGGGGCTCCAGCACCAAGGGGGTGCCGTCCGACGCTGTTACCTCGGCCTCGATGAAGGCGACAACATCGCCGCTGTACCTACGCAGGCCAGTCAGTTGGCGGTTGTCGGTACCCGTAGCGGGCCTTGAACTGTGCTTCATCGCGATACCTTTCTACCCATAGGGTGCGTTCAGCCGGGCGCACATGGCGGATCAGCCATTCGGTGCCGTAGCGGTGGCTCAGGAACAGGGGGTCTATCTCCTCGACGCGGGCCTCCAGATCGTCCACGCCATCCTCATCATCGTCGGGGGCCTCGATGTTGAGCCGCTGGCGGAGCCCGGCGGCCATCTGCATGGTGCGCGTCCACAGGTGCCACAGCCGTGGCCTGGTACGTTCGTCGGCGGCTTCGAGGTCAGCCCAGATGCGCGTCAGTTGGTATTCCGCATCGACCAGATCGAGCACGGTTGCCGGTGCCGTATCCTTCAGGCCGGGGTTACGGCGGTATATCTTGGCGATCCGTGCCCGCAAACGGTATCTGCGAAGTCCGGCGCGCCGGACTTTTGGGGCCGGTCGACTGTCGATGTGGCCACCGTCGCCGGGCGCAGGTGTAGCGGGTACCGTTGCTGCATCGTTCTTGCTGTGGTTCTGTCGTTTCATCTGACTGTCTCTGTCTGTCTGCTGTGAGCCGCTGCCTCTCTGCGGCTCCCTACCTCTGGCCCCGTATGGCCCTCAACGTACTACGGGAACGTGCATCGCGCAGAGTATCGACCTACGTTTTTTCTGAAAGCCGTGCGCGGTACCCCCCCACCTGGCTCCCGTTTCCAAAAGGCTTCTATAGAACTTTCGATAGAGGGGTCCCCGGCACACCCCAGGTACGGGCCTTGGTACAGAAGGGCCGCTTTCGGGGCACTTTCGTAGCTACACACGGTCCTAGTCGTACGATGCACACAGGCGTTGTCGGGGGCCTACAGCCGTTGTCGGCGGTTGGCGGCCCGTAGCAGGCGGCGGCGTAACAGGTCCTCTTGCTGGTCAAGGAGGAACTCCACAGGTACGACGTTCACGGGTACGGTGGGCCGTAGCTGGGCGGTACCGAAGCCAGGCCGCTTTCAGAGGGAGTGATTCGACCCTCCGCTGCACGATGCGCTGCTAACGGGTACGCTGCACGTCCCACCTCTACGCATGGCGGGGTACGTTGTACGGTGCCGGGGGTACACCTATGTTAACGTTCACGCCTTCCGTCTTAATAGTCCGGCCCCTGGTTCCGGCCCCCCATACGGTACGGCGCTACGGTGTACGTGGTGGCCATACGGGTACGTGTACGGTGGGATGCACGGGTACGGTGTTGGTGTTACGTGTATACCGTTGGTGTGTATGGTGTACGGTGTTGCTACTGGTACGATCCCCTCCCACATCCATTCTGGTCTTGCCTGTACCGACCGCCTTCAACGTCCCCGGCGGTATGGTGTGGTGTTGGTGCGCAGGTTCCATCTGGGGGAAGGTGCGCGGTGGTGTACCTATTGGCTTGTTAACGTGCTACTGATCCCCGCACCGATTCTTGTTTGGGCTGTACGTGGACCTCGCGGCGGTTAGCGTCGGCTGCGGCGGTACGTGCCTCCTGTACCTGTATGGCTGTATCGGGTCCGTTGGCGGGAGCCCAGGTCGCGGACGTGGCGGTGTGGTGGCTTAGGTTTACCCCTGGGCTTCCGGGCGGTACCTCTCTTCATCGGTTCCTGCTTGGTTTGTATGGGGCAGGTGGTCAGTGGGCCTGCAACACCACCGACCGGCCTGCCCGTCTGTTGGGTCGGGCGGGGCCGCGACAGCTATGAACGCCGCCCGCTCCGGCCCTACGGCCTCCACGTATGCTCCGCCGCCTTGTGGTCACCACCGCGAGGTCTCTTACCGCGCCAACGCATGATGCTAAAATACCAGCCCTGGCCACCGAACCTCTCACACAAGATGCGGCGCAGTTCGCGATCACTCACGCCCAGGCGATGAAGATGTTCGATCGGGCCACTCTTCCCATCGGTGAATCCCAGCGTGACCGTGGCGCGCCCGGTGGTGGGTAGTATGACTTCACCACTGAATGTACTGGGGCGCTCCTCTTCGGGGGCGGCTCTGACGACTACGCATAGCATGTTGGGTTAACCTCTGGGGGAGCCGTGGCCGGGCGGTGCTCAGGTGCTGGTCCGATCCCGCCCGGCTTCGACTTAAGGAGAAAGACGATGTCTAATCGGTGGGCTCACGCCCATCGATGGTGTGTCGGCCACGACCAAACGTGGCCACGAGCCCAGCATTGACCCGGCGCAGCCTACCGCCAGTAGGGAAGGGGGCCTTCTTGTCCTCGGACTCGAAGTGCGCTACACCGTTGGTAAAGCCGATGCTCTCCCCGTCGCCGATCGCGACCGGGCCGCTCCAGGTGTCGTTGGGGCTCTTCAGGTTAATTCTCATCCGCATGTTCGTCTCCTCAATGTTATTGGCCGGGCAGGGGGCCGGGCGTTATTCCGCGACCCCGCAATGCTCCGGCCGTCTGTTTAGACTTGGTGGCGGGCTGCCTGCAATGCGGCACGGTACCTGGCAGCGCAGGCGGGGGTCACCCTGGCCTGGGCCTCGATGTGGGATATGCGTCCACGGCTAATGCCCAGGTAGTACGAAAGTACCTGCTGGGTGAGGCGGGCGCGGAGCCGCGAGACGGCGAGGTTAATTCCTGTTGTCATGGTATCTATTGATAGTATACCTGAAGACTCTGGGGCGAAGCAAGTAGGGCGGTGCGCAGCGGCGGCGGGGGGAACGTGTGCAGTCAGGGTGTGGGCAAGGGGATGGGGGTCTCGGCGGGACGGCAAACGGGGTGACAGGCGGCCTCTGCCTTGATTCTGGGCGCTTCTACGGGGGATCGGCCTGTGGGTACCGCGAGGCCCCTACGTGCTACGTGGGCGCGAGCGGCGGGGGGTGCCGCAAAGCGGCAGTTCGATCAGCAGCCTTAGCAATTGTGGGGGCTGCTACTCATCCCCGGCGACGGCCCGGATGCGCAGCCGCCCAACGCTTCCCCTCCTCGGTCTGAACTAGCACGGCGTCATGTTCTCGCTTGGACTTGCCGTAGTCGCAGGGGATCGTACCGTCAGACATGTACTTAGTGAAAGCACCGAGCGTGAACGAGGAATCATCCATTATCTTGAACCAATGGGTCGCCATCTGTTGCAGGCGTACCGACCCACGCTGGTGGAGAAGATTCCTGACCATACCGCTCTGCGCTCCCGTGATGGTGGGGTGCGCCTCTTTGAAGCACTGCTCCCATTCGGCCACGAACCATCTGATGAACTTCTGCACGGCCGCCGGGGATGGCCCTTCCACTCGTAGGGCATCGGCCTCAGCCTTCGCCTCCAAGCGTACCCGCTCTTTTTTGCTGGACGGCGGCGGGGGGACGGCGTGTACTTCAACGTCGCGGGGGATCAACCGGCCCCATCTAGCGCAGACGATGAAGCCATAGCTCTCTAGCGTTCCCAGGATGGGGGCCAGCTTCGTTGCGTGACCACCGCCCAGGGCTTCCAACAATGGCCGGGCACCGCCGGGCTCATCGTCCAGGGCCGCACGGCGCAGGCAGCGATAGATGCTGCGCTCGTCGTCGGTGAGGATATCCGCCCACCAGCGCCACCGTAGTTTACCGCGTTCGAGGTCCGGCCCGGCGGCCACCTGTTGACCGGGGCGACCAGCACCGAAGCGGCGTCCACCATGGTTTGAATTGTTTAATTTGTTGAGCTTCTTCATCTTCTACGTTTCACGTCTACGTTCTACGTTCTACGTCTAACACTAGTATACTAAGGGCCTCAACAAATTAAACAATTCAAGTTTGCGTATCCGCATTCTGCCGGTAAACAATTCAAGTTTGCCCGCGCCGGACCCCTTCCGGTGGGTGCGCAGGTTCGCCCAGATGGAGCCTGCGCACCGGCCTGGCCCCACGGCCCGGTGGGGGGCTATAGCAGGTAAATGTCATGGACGATGGTACGCATCGCCTGCCTCACCGCATAGGCCAGGCCCCGGAGATAGATCGCGGTCCCAGCACCCTTCACGGTGCTGGCGTGAACCTCGGCCCTCTCGATGCAGTAGGCTGCCACCGTCTCGACGGCCTCTCCCAGGACTGGAACACTCTCTGGGCCGCCCGGCTCACCTTCTTCGTGATGGTGCTGGGCGTACCGCGTCTCGATGTCGCATAGACGCTTTACCAGGGCCTCCTGGCCGTCCGGTGTCTCCACTGCGGGCTGCCCGTGTAGGGCAAACCATACGTCGTCGCAGAGACATTCCTGCAGCGGGTTCGCTTTCGTCCGCATCGTCATGGCACTCTCCTTAGAACAGAACGGCCCCGCAGAGCGTGCATCCCTGGAGGGACTCTGCGGGGCCGCTGTATCGGCACAATTTGGGCAGGGATGCACGAGCCCTCCAAGTCTACTAACCGAGGATGGGCCGAGAAGTGTATCGCTTTCCGGCCAGGCGGCGGGAATTAACCCCGATCTCCCCCTCGCAAGGCGGCCGTCTCGCCCACGTGTGGGCTTTGTGGGCGTTCTAACCGGACGGCCGGTGTATCGGGGCTGGTGCGGGCGTAGGCGGGCGTGCTGGGCGACGTGGGGGAGCCGGGGGCGGCGTAGGTGGGCGTGCCGGACGCCTGTTGAATCGGGGGATGGGTTTACCGGGGGGGCCGGTGGGGAAGCGACGGGCCATTCGTGCTTTCTCCTGCTCCCGATACGCTAGATCGTTGGCGAGGCGCTCCCGCGCCTGCTCACGGCGCTTCGCCACCTGCTCCGGACGCCGCCTATACTCCCGCCGCTGCGCCTTCACCTCTGGGCGCTGGCTGTACTCCCGGTTGTACGCCAGCGCCTTCACCCTCCTCTCTGGCGTCTGCTCATAATGCTTCGCGCAAAGCCCACGGGCATGGTATGACCGATCGCAACCCGGTTCGGAACAGGTGCGCGGCGTAGTACTTATCACCTGAGACAACGTTGGATTCGTCATCGCAGCAGTCTCGCCTCTCATCCTCTGCCGCTAGTATCGGTAGGCTGCGCCCGGCCGAGAAGGGGGCCGCCCCTCGGCGGGGAGCCGGGGGACGGCCAGGGCACCGGGGTGCGGGGGTGTTACGCCGGGGCACCGCCCCCGACGCCCCCGCATTGCGGCTTGTCCTGCGCCCACGTTACACCGTGGATGGCTTCGAGGAGCCCAGCCACGTTGCCCATCTTGTACAGCAGCACACCGACGTCGCGGGGGAGGTCGTAGGGGTCCTCATCCCATCGATCGCTCTGGGCGATCTCGGTGAACCGCTTGGCCAGCTTGCGGGCGGCGATCTGGATGTTCCGTATCTCGCGTTCGATGTCCTTCGTCAGGTCGGTCTCCACCGTCTCTAGCTTCGTCATCGTATGTTCCTCCCTCGCCGCACTAGGGCGGCGCTGATCGCATCCGCTGCTTCGTCCGCGTCGCTAACCTCAAAGGCTGTATAGTACCTCGCGGTCGTGCGTGGGTCCGAGTGGCCCAACATCTTTTGCGCGATGTAAATGGATTTTGTTTCGCGGGTCACCATTGCACCATAAGAATGTCGCAAAGAATGGGGATGTAGGTCGGCCCGGCCAATCTCACGCAGGTAGCGGGCCGCAACCTTCTGGACCTGGCGCACACACAGGTGCTCGTTGCGGAGGCCCGCAAAGAGCCAGTACCGGGGCTGCTGGTGATCGATGTACTTCGCGACCAGCTTGGCGGCCTGGCGCGGTAGCGTAACCGTTCGCCATCGGGCGGGAGTACCGGCCCGCTGCTTGCCCGTGCGTAGGGTGAGCCGCAGGCGTCCGTTGGGGCCGGTCTCGACGCTGTCGACCGTCAGGCGGGCAGCCTCCCCTACACGCAGGCCGCCACCGGCCAGGACCGCGAGGATTGCCACATCCCTTCGGCCGCGCCTTCGGCGAAGGTCGGGGGCCTGCAGGAGCGCCCGTATCTGGCGCGGGCGCAGAATGGCGGGTCCCTGGCTTATGGCTGTGTGGGTTCGGGTGTCGGTGATCATGCTGTGTCCTCCGTCGTCATCAACGTCGGCTCGCAGGCGATATTTCCGCAGTCAACGGTATGGCGAACGGCAGGATGGGCGCGCCCCCGTTATAAGACGCCCCAGAAGCGCTTGGGCTCCCGCAGGTTGGGGTAGCAGACGAAGGGGATGAAGCCGTAGGGATTGGCCTTGGCCTCCACCAGCACATTGTCCACCCAGAGCTCGAAGTCGGTGGCCGTCCAGACCTCCACCACCTCCGACCCGCCGGCGCGCTGGCCCGGCGTCACGCCCGTCACACCCGCCTGCCCGCCCGCCAGCCGCGTCGCGCCGCGACCGGTCGTGCGGGGCCGGACGCCGTGCAGCATCTCGACCTCTTCCGGCAGCAGGTAGTAGCGACTGGCCACCCGCCACACGCGCGAGACGTCATCGCCCAGCCACCAGATGAAGAGCCCCTGCACGTCGGGCGCCGACACGCGCACCCGGCGCTCGGCGGCGTCCCACGTCACCTTGAAGGCGCCGTCGCCCAGGATGGCCGTGTCCAGCTCCGTGTCGAAGTCGAGCTGGGCGAGCTGGTTGGCCTCGTACGCCTCCAGCAGCGCCCGCTCGGCGGCCCGCGCCCGCTCCGCCGCCTCCGGCGACGGGTCGACCGGGTCCACGGCGAAGGTCATCCCGCTCATCAGGTAGGACGTGGTCTTCTCGACCAGCGCCCGGGCGTAGTTGAACGTCAGGCGACGCTCGCGACGTCGGGGCACGCCCGGCCACTGCTGGCCCTGGTAGAAGGCCAGGTTGTCGCCGTAGGCGCGCAGGCGCTCCATGTCCATCCGCTGAAGCTGCTGGGGAAGAGTGGTCCCGTTCATGCTCTCACCTCCATTACGATGCCAGGCCCGCCCGCCTGCCTGCCTGCCTGCCGGACAGGCGGGCCAGATAGGCGGGTCGGACGGGCAGGCGCTTCCCTTCGGCCCTCCGCAGGCTGCGGAAGACGCTGCGACGCGAGATGCCGAACCGGCGCGCCAGCGTATCGGCGTTGATCCCGTCCCGTCGATAGAGCCGCGCGATCTCGCGGGCCCGCTCCCGCAGGAAGATCTGTCGCGCCCCGCCCGGCTCGTCGTAGCGACACCGAGGCAGAGGGCACGTCAGGCAGCGGTCCCAGAGGCCGCAGCCCGTATCGGCGTACTCCAGGTTCTCGGGCAGGGCGTCGTCTCGCACCCGCCGCACGGCGAGCGCCAGCGACTCCTCGCCGGCCGCCTCCCGCTGTTGCACCTCACACCTCTTCTCGTAGGCGGCCTCGAGCCGTCCGGGGGCGGGCGCCCGTTGCCGCCTCCACCGTCAGCGCCAGGCTCGTCAGGTAGTCGTCGTGCCCCTCCGACGGTTCGACGTAGAAGTTCATCGTCCGGTTCGCCCGGTAGGCGACGCGTGCCCGCTCCATCTCTTGCCAGAACGCCCGATGCTCGCTTGAGCCGTCGCCGGCGTAGGCCTTGAGGCGGCCGCCGTTGATCGACGCCAGCAGGTTGTAGCCCAGCCGCGACTTGCTCTCGGCGCTGAGGCGCAGCGACGCCACGGCGTCGCGGCCGAGCGCGCGGGCCAGCCACGCGGCCAGCGTCTCCCCGAGGCCCGTGGCGTCCACGGCCACCCGTCGCACGCGCCACACGGCGCGAAGCAGGTCCACCAGGCGCTCGTACAGCCGGTCGTGGGGTTCGCCCACCCAGGCGTAGTGCTCCACCACCTCAAGGCGCGGCTCCTGCACCAGGGCGTCCGAGGCCGGCAGGACGATCCGGGCGATGGTGAGCACTGAGGCGTCGCGTCCTGAGCCTGCCGAAGGGTCCCTGCCACTGCCGGGCCGCTCTCCGCCAAAGGCGGCGGCCGGCGCGCCCTCGCTGTCGCCTTCGACGCTGGCCTGGCCGGCCAGGTCCAGCCCCGCGACGTAGGCCTCGCCGGACTGCGGACGGCTGAGGCGCGGGTGATCGCCCTGGAGCTGTGCCCGCTGCTGCGTCGAGAGCAGGCGTCCGCCTCCGGCCAGGGTGCGCAGACAGTACTGGGTCAGGAAGAGGGGGTGGTTCTCGCCCAGGCGCTGACGTTCCGCCTCCACGAAGCGGCCGTAGGCCGGGTTGTGCTGCGCTACCACCTGCCAGTCGTACTCGAAGTGGCGGCGCACGCCGTCCCGGCGCTCCAGCTCCAGGTTGGATTGCTTCACCTGCTCCAGGAGCGAGGTCTCCTCCCAGGCGGTGCCGTAGTGGACGGTGGTGGCGTTGGCCACCGCCGCCATGGGCCGGAAGTCGCGGTCGAACTTCTCCCGGTCCACGTCCTGGCTCTCGTCCACCTCCAGCAGGATGCGGGCCGTGTGGCCCACCACGTTGCTCCCCGGCTCGGCGGAGAGGAATACCTGGCGCGCCTGCCCGAGACGGATAGCGCCCGGCCCATCGCGGCGACACCACGGGCCGAGGCCGGCCTCCTGGAGGCGAGTCCACAGGCGTCGCATGCTGAGAAGCGCCTGCGGTCGAAACGTGGGCGCGCACTTGATGGCGTCGGCGTCTGTGAGCATGTGGGCGGTCAGCAACAGGACCTCCAACTGGGCCGAGAGCTCGTTCTTGCCTCCCTGGCGAGCGACTATCACCGAGATGGTGAGGCCGCGACCGCCGAAGACGCTGTCGAGGACGGCCCGACCGGCCTCGATCTGGTAGGGACGGAACCACGCCCACGTTCCCGGGAGGGACCTGCGACCGGCCATCTACTGGATGAGGCGGAGGATGACCTGCGCCGCCACCGTCCCGGCGATGAGGAAGATGAGGCCGTTGACCCGGCCCTTCACCTCCGCCATCTCCCGCTCCAGGGCGCGCAGGCGCTCCTGCACGGCGGCGCGAAAGGCGGCGGCGCTCCCCCGCCGGGGCCCGCCGCGTCGCCGCGCGACGGCCGCTGTCTCCGTGCCGACGGCCTCCGTCGTCGTCCCCGTGTCACGCCGCATTGCCGAACACCTCCGGGTAGAGCGGCGCGCCCAGGTCGCGCAGTACCGTCTCCACCCTCTCCGAGAGCTCGCCCTCCGCCTGCTGCGATAGCCGGTAGCGGGCAGCCAGCGCCTTTACCAGGAGCTCCAGCCCCTTGAACATCAGCTTCACGTCCTCCGGCTGCTCCTCCAGGGCCGTCCGCAGCTTCACCCGGAGGACGGCTATCTCCTCGTCGAGGCCCCGCATGTCGGCCGCCTCCGAGAGCGCCAGCCGTTCCGCATCGCTCAGCGCCGACTGGTAGAAGCCCTTCGTTGTCGAGCGCCGGCCCTTCCTGCGCTGCCTGCCCTCAGCCTTCGCCACGGCCGGGCGACCCTTCCAGTGCCTCCAGCAGCCCCTCCACCGCCTCCGGCGGCAGCCGCGACGCCGCCTCGGCGACCCCCAGCAGGAGGTAGAGGGCCACCAGGGTCCAGGCCCGACGCTCCACCGCTATCGCCAGGGGTGACAT